AAGAAGTAATATCCAACAAAAAATACAAAACGCTATTAACAAATTATTTGAAAATAAACTTAAACGAACTTTTCAAGTTCGAGCAGGTATTATAAAATAAGTTTGTTTTAATAAAAGTTTTTAGTATATTAAGGTTATGAAAGAAAATACGTTATATGTAGAACGTTTTCGTCCTACCACTTTAGAAACATATGTTGGTAATGAAAGTATTAAAGATACAATTCAAAAATACCTTGATCAAGGTGATATTCAAAACTTTATATTTTATGGACCTGCAGGAACAGGTAAAACAACATTAGCTAAAATCATAGTTAAAAACCTAGATTGCGATTACCTTTATATAAACGCATCTGACGAGAATGGAATTGATACTATTAGAGAGAAAGTAAAAGGTTTTGCTAGTGCTGCATCTTGGAAAAGTATTAAAGTAGTAATTTTAGATGAAGCTGATTTTATCACTATTCAAGGACAAGCCGCTTTACGAAACGTAATTGAAGCATTCTCCCGCTCAACACGCTTTATCTTAACTTGCAACTTTATAGAGCGAATCATTGACCCCTTACAATCCAGATGCCATACCCTTAAAATTGTACCTCCAACTAAAATGGATGTATATAACCATTTGACTTGGATTTTAACAGATCAACTTAATTTATCTTACAAGCAAGATGATATAAAAAATCTAATCGTTAAGTACTATCCTGATATGCGTAAAATGTTAAATGTTTTACAAATGTCTGTAAAAGATGATGCTATTGTACTTGATGAAACCGTTTTAACTTCAAATAGTTATATTAAAGAGGTATTAAAAGAATTAGCAAGTAGTAAAAAATGGCTTACAATTAGACAAATTATAGCAGATTCAAATGTTAAAGATTTTGAAGAATTATATCGTAATCTATTTGAATATGCCCCAAAATATGCTCCTGGAAAAGAGGGAATGGTTACAATCATATTAAATGAGCATTTATATCAAGCTAATTTTAGGATTGATAAAGAAATAAACATAATGTCTGCTATTGCAAAAATTATAAGCGCAATATGATTCATTTTTTAAAATATACTCTTTCGTGGATATCAAATAACTTAGCTGTACCTTTTTGGATGGTAGGTCATGTTCACTTAACAATGAATGTATATGAAGACATATACGAAATTTTAGCTTCATTTGGTATGAATGCTATAGTAGCAATTGGATTTGTATTAGATTATATTAACCATAAAAAACAACAAAATGAAAAACCCCCAACAACCAAACATTGATTTTCAAAATACTACTCAAGTAGAAGGAACCAATGGAAACAAATTATTTGGACAAGCTGTTCTTGTTCGTAAAGTATCTAAGTTTTTAATCGCAGCTGAAGAAGACGCTTTAATTCCTATTCCTGTGTTTTATGATTTAGAATCAAAGAAAATTTTAGCAGATTCACTTCCGCCTGAATTAAGAGAGGAATATAAAGATATTACTTTAGATGTCTAAAAAACAGATAAAAGATATTTGGGGGTGGTTAAATGAAATCACCCTTTATAAAACACCTATTGAAAACATCTCTGAAGAATCGTGGGATAAATGGAATTCTTATATGATACATCGATATGTATCTATGAATATAAATTATATTGAATTAGCAAATTATATTCAAACTCTACCCTACGACAACAAAAAACAAATATACACAATTTATAGAGAGATGGTTCCAAAAAACAAAGTGTTCTTGAAATATATCAAATCAAGAACAAAGAAACAACCTGCTACATTAGTAGAGTGTGTAGCAAAATATTTTGAATGTGGTTTAGGTGAAGCTGAAGAATACATTGATATTTTACGTGAACATGGTGTACGCTCTGTTTTATATAAAATGGGAGTAGACCATAAAGAAGCAGAAAAACTATTAAAAAAATGAACAGAGAAATTAAAATTACAGACTCAATTGTTGATTCAGTAATTGATCAGTTTGTGCAAAGAGCAACATTTGGTAAGCAAAAATATGGGGTTGATTTAGACCGTGAAGATTTAAGTATTTTAGAGTGGATTGAGCATGCTAAACAAGAACACATGGATGCAATACTATATTTAGAAAAATTAAAAAAAATTGTAGAGACAAAAAATATATAATATTTATAATAAAATACTTAAAATGACAAAAGAACAATTACGTATGCAAATGTTAGCAGGTGTAATCACAGAAAGTGAATACAAAGCTAAATTGCAAGAAAATGAAAAAAAAGAAAATAAAGAATCTCTAAACGAAAATTTTATTGGAATAGGTGCTATCAATAATCCATTTGCTGATCGTAAAAAAGAATCATATGAAAGTGCTTTTGAACATTTCCTAGGACAAAAATATAACTTGAATGAAATGGAAAATGGAATGGGAAAAGAAGAACTAGCTAATAAAATTAAAAACCTAGGAGACTTTGGCCTTACCGGAGATGAAATTGAGTTTAATGGTTTATTAATAACAGCTTCAACCCAAGAAGATGAAGGAGGACCTTATTATTTTGTTTATGGAGAAGATGATGATAGTGAAGATGGAATCTTCCAATCTACTAATCCAAATGAAGTAGCAGAATTTGTTTTAAATTACTAAAAAATAACATGAATCCAAAAGACACGATTAAATTAGACGTTCCTTTATTTATTCGATTACTCGAATACGCTAGAGAAGATGCAAAAGATGACATGGATTTACATCGTGTTGCTGAAAATGTTATTGATTTAAGCAAAATGGGAGAAACTTTAGGAATGATAGATTATAATACAATTATAGGCCCATCCGAAGAAATCCAAGAAATGTATAGATTACAACGCATAGCGGGTATTATTAAATAAAAAATAAAATGACTCAAGAACAACTTCGTATGCAAATGTTGGCTGGCATCATTACAGAGAGCCAATACAAAGCTAAATTAGATGAAAAATACGGTGAAAACTATGATTTAGGAATAGGTGATAGTTTTACTGTAAAATACAAACCTGAAGGAGAATGCAGACCAAGAGGATATGAAGATTTAGAAATAGGTGATAAAATTACCCTTACAAAAAAATGGAGTAACATCCAAGACATAATATTTGGAACAGATTGGCCTAACGCTAACATACCTGGAAAAGATTATATTGATGGTTTAAGTACTGATCAAATAAGTTTACTTAGAGGTTTAGGTTCATGTGATCCAAATACTGCATATATTGTGTTAAAAAAATATTATTAAAATACGGCTTAGGACCGTTTGCTAGTTATAGCAAGAGAATACTTTTATCGCTATCAAGATATTCTCAATAAAGCTTGCTTTTAGCAGGCTTTTTTTGTATTTTCTAATAATGAAAAAAAAGTTACCTTCTATATTAAAGGAGATAAAAACTAAGGTTTTACCCGAAATCGATTACGCAACTCAAAAATCAATTTCATACTCCCAATTATCAATGTTTAATGAGTGCCCTAAAAAATGGTCACTTCAATATAAAGAAGGACACAAACAATTTACTTCATCTATCCATACCATCTTTGGAACAGCATTCCATGAAACACTCCAGCATTACCTAACTGTATTTTATGAACAAAGTGGAGCAGCAGCAGATAAAATTAATACCTCTGAAATGCTAGAGGAAAAACTTAGAGAAGAATATAAAAAACAATACAAAGCAAATAATAATCAACATTTTGTAACTCCTGGTGAATTAAGAGAATTTTATGATGATGGGGTAGAAATTATAAGAGAATTAGCAAAAGATAAATCAAAATATTTTGGTAAAAGAGGATGGCATTTAGTAGGGTGTGAAGTACCTCTTATATTTCATCCACATCCAAAATATCAAAATGTGTTGTTTCAAGGTTTTTTAGATTTAGTTTTATATCATGAACCAACAAATACAATCAAAATTATAGACATTAAAACAAGTAAGCAGGGTTGGAATAAAAAACAAAAATCTGATGAACAAAAACAATTTCAACTTATAGCATATAAAAAATACTTTTCTGAGTTATATAATATACCTTTAGAAAATATTGATGTTGAATTTATGATTGTAAAACGTAAAATATTTGAAAGTGAAGATTTTGTAATTAAACGTATACAATGGTTTAAACCTGCGGCTGGTAAAGTAAAATTAAATAAAGTAACAAAATCAATAGAAGAATTTATAGAAAGCGCATTTGATCGAAATGGCTTTAAAGAAGTTGAACACCAACCAAAATTAAATGAAAATTGTAAATGGTGTTCTTTTTATAAAACTCACCTTTGCTCTGCGACCTATTGACATCCCTACATATGTATATACGATAACATAAAATTAAAAACATATGAGTGATAAAAATCAACAATTAACATCGGTTAAAATAGACAAAGATCTATTTGAGCAATTTAGAGTAGAGTGTATTAAACGTAAATTTTCCTTTCAAAAATTAAGTGAACGAGCAATTCACCTATATTTAACAAGTGAAGAATTTAGAAAACAAGTTCACAACCACAACGACTTAAGCTTGGAAACCGAAGAATAAAGTTTTATATTAAAACAAATCATTATTAGTTATGAAAGAAAAATTTAAACACATCCCTCAAAACGAGAGAAAAAAAATCCTTCTAATTTGCGATGACATTAGAGTACACTCAGGTGTAGCAACAGTAGCACGCGAATTAGTTTTAAACACAGCACAACACTTTAATTGGGTTAACTTAGCAGGAGCTCTTAACCACCCAGAACAAGGTAAACGCTTTGATTTATCCCAAGACACTAACTCAACTACAGGTCTAACAGACACTTCTGTTTTCCTATATCCCGTAAGTGGATATGGAGATGCAGATTTAATCCGCCATTTAATAACTATAGAAAAACCTGATGCAATCATGTTAATAACTGATCCAAGGTATTTTGAGTGGTTATTTATGATTGAAAATGAGATTAGAAAACACATACCAATTATTTATTTAAATATCTGGGATGATTATCCGGCACCGTTGTATAACAAAGCATTTTACGAGTCGTGTGATGCATTGTTAGCTATTTCAAAACAAACAAAGTTAATAAATGAACTTGTTTTAGGTGATAAAGCAAAAGGGAAAATTATTGAATATGTTCCTCATGGTTTAAATGAAGATCATTTTTATCCAATTGAAAAAGAGGATGAACTTAAAGAATTAGAAATATTTAAAAAGCAAGTTTTTAATAATCAAGAAAAAGATTTTGTTATATTTTTTAATTCAAGAAATATTAGACGTAAACAGATTCCCGATACTATGCTTGCATTTAGGTTCTTTTTAGATACATTATCAAAGGAAGAAGCAGAAAAATGTGCTATGGTTTTACATACCGAAATTATTTCGGAACATGGAACTGATTTAGATGCTGTAAGAAAGGTTTTATTTAATGATTACCCGAATGCAATTTATTTTTCAACTAATAAATTAGATAGTAAACAATTAAATTGTTTATACAATATTGCAGATGCTCAAATTTTATTAACATCAAATGAAGGATGGGGTCTATCATTAACAGAGGCAATTTTAGCAGGAACTGTTATTATAGCAAACGTAACAGGTGGAATGCAAGATCAAATGCGTTTTGAGGATGAATTTGGAAATTGGTTTACACCAACACCAAAATTACCTTCAAACCACACTGGTAAATTAAAAAACCATGGTTGCTGGGCATTTCCTGTTTACCCAACAAATCGCTCAATTCAAGGTTCACCCAAAACACCTTACATTTGGGATGATAGATGCACAGCAGAAGATGCAGCTGCTCGTATATCCGAAGTATATGCTTTAGATAGAAAAACTAGAAAAGAACTTGGTAAAACAGGAAGACATTGGGCTGTAAATGAAGCCGGATTAACTGGAGAGCATATGGGGGTTAGAGCAATTAACGCGATAGACCAATTATTTGAAACGTGGACTCCACGAGAAAAATATGAGTTAATCAACTGTAATGAAGTAAAAATAGACACAATTAAACACGAATTATTATATTAAAATTATGAGTAAACCAGTTTTTGTAATTAGTTGCCCAATTGACACCTATTCAGGTTATGGAGCACGTTCACGCGATATCGTTAAAGCGATTATTGAATTAGATAAATACGATGTTAAAATTTTACCTCAACGATGGGGTGCAACACCTAAAGGATTTCTTAGCAATAACCCCGAATGGTCATTTTTAGCTAATTTTATTCTAAACCCACCCCAATTACCAGCTCAACCAGAAATCTGGATGCAAATTACCGTCCCAAATGAATTTCAACCTATTGGAAAATATAACATTGGTTGCACAGCAGGGATTGAAACTACTATTGCTCCAACAGAATGGGTTGAGGGATGTTCACGTATGAATTTAGTTTTAGGTTCTTCAAAACATACAATTGATGTGTTAAAAAATTCTAAATTTGAAAAACGTGATCAACAAACTAATCAACCTATAGGAGCGATTGAGTGGAAAGGAGATAGTGAAGTGATATTTGAAGGGGCAGATACTGAAACTTATAAAGTAGAAAAATCAAATTTTGATTTATCTGCAATTAAGGAAGATTTTGCTTATTTATTTGTTGGTCACTGGATGCAAGGTCAAATGGGTGAGGATAGAAAAAATGTAGGATTACTCATAAAAGCGTTTTATGAAACCTTTAAAAATAAATCTAAACAACCTGCTTTAATTTTAAAGGCATCTCAAGTAGGTTCTTCTTACATGGATAGAGATGAACTTTTAAAACGAATTACATCTATAAAAGAGTCTTGTAAATCTAAAAATTTACCTAATGTTTATTTACTACATGGTGAATTTACAAATAAAGAAATGAATCAAATTTATAATCACCCTAAAGTTAAAGCAATGGTTAATTTAACTAAAGGAGAAGGGTTTGGTCGCCCGTTACTTGAATTTTCACTTGTAAATAAACCAATTATTACAACAAATTGGAGTGGTCATATTGATTATTTAAATTCTGAATTTGTAACTTTATTACCTGGTCAATTAACAAATGTTCACCCAAGTGCTGCAAATAACATGTTATTACAAGAAGCACAATGGTTTTCTGTAGATCACGGGCATGTAGGGCATTATTTAAAAGATGTATTTGAAAATTATAAAGGATATGCTGAAAAAGCAAAACGTCAAGGTTTTCAATCTAGAAGTAAATTTTCATATGATGTTATGAAAGAAAAATTAGGTAAAT